ACCCAAATTGCGAAGTCATCATAATTCTTAGCAATACTAACTGCTTTTGAGTTTGAGCTCTTTGTACCTTCAATTAAAATAGAAGTATAATCTCCAGAAACTACAGATGCAGGAGTTTTGAAAGTTGCTGCAGATCCAGCTCTTCCAAATACACCGCTATCAGTGAATCCTTCTTTTTCTATTTTTTTCACATCCGCTTCTAAACCAATAGAAGGAACAGCAGCTGTACCGTATGCAAATGATGTTGCATCGTTACCTGCTAATCTAAAATGTGAGTTGATTGGTGCAGTAATAGTAATAGTTGCACTACTAACACTAGCTCCAAATCCAAAGAAAGGAGAACTTGACTTAGCAAATTCTGTATCCATTAAAGCTTTGATTGCAGCTGCAGCAGCGTTAGCTGATCCTGCACCTGAAGATTCGAAAGTTTTAACAGGAAGATTCATTGTACCTGCTGTTGTGTTAATAATTTTAACTTCTGCTAATGTTCCATCTTGTGCGACAACAGCCGTACTAGATTGTGCAGTACCTGCGCTTTTTGCCCAAGTTGTGACTTTTTTAACGTCCCCTTCACTGATAGGACCTACGTTTTGCGTACCATAAAATAGAGAAACGTCTTCTTCGCCTCCAGATAATTCTAAAGCCCCTGAGTTTAGTGCAGAAAGGGTTGAACCGTTTTCTACAAAACCAAACTTACCTGCTTGAAAAGCTGAAGATGCAATAAGATCGCTATTAACGATAAGCACTTGTTTTTTGATTGCCATGATAATAAAAATTTAAAGATTAAAAATAAAGTTATTCAGTCTGTGAGCTTTCTGCAATATTCGTCTGGTATCTCTGTGACTCTGTGGCTTCTAATAAGTGCTTGACCGTTAGGTCTACTATTTCTTGATGTGTATGATCTGCTAACTCACAATCTACTCCCGAAGATAAAGAAATTTCTACTGGTGTCCTAATGTAATCTACGTTCAGTCCTTTTAATAGATAACTTTCGTTATTAAAAACTTTAATTTCAGTGTTATTTATTATGCCAATTGCACTATTAGGAGTGGAGGTAGCAAAAGGATTTCCTAAGATATTATAAGCATCATCGGGTTCAATTATACGTAATGGTATTTCTTTTATACGTTTTACAGATATATTATCTATTCTACCATTAAAATCTGCACTAGGTGTAAATTCTAATGAAACATTATCTGCTAACGCATGTAATTCAAATTGTTTTGCTGTTGTAGCATGTGTAGTTTGATATATAGTTCTGTTATCCGGAGTAGGAGGTGCTAAATAATCAAAAGTAAATGATGTATTACCTACACCTGGTGTTGCTGCATTTCCAAGAGATACAGTAAAACTACCTGTAGAAGCACTAGTGCCTCCCGTAGCTCCTTCAACAATTATAGATATAAGATATTTATTACCTTTTTTAACTCTAACAGATTGATGAAGAACTTCTGTAAAAGCAGCTCCAGATCCGCTCGTGTGCGCGACGTATCCACTTGCAATAGTCCATTTATCATCTGTACCATCCCCTAATATCCAATTTGTAGCTGTTGAAAAACTACCATTAGTTATTAGTTCAGGATCAGTTTGACAGTCATCATATAATATTTTAACTCTGCCGTTTATTAAGAACATGTAATCAGTAGGTAGATCAAAGTCTTCATGATCCGCATAAAGGTTAGGAGTTACTACATCATCACTGTTATCTAAAACAGTAAGTATACGTAAATCATCAACTCTTTTTTGCGCACCGTGAAGACCCTGTTGTTTAGGATCTGATAAACTCCAAAAACGTTGTTTAACAAAACGTTCTTGCATTTTATTCAAAGCAAAATCTAGCTCTTCCGGCAAAAATGTGTCGAATGAGTTAGAGGCTACTTTTTGTAGACCTTGTTCTACCGCGTGATGCATTTCTTGTACAGTCATTAACTATATGATTTAAGACGTGCTTTTAAAGTTGTATAAATATTAGAGTTCTTTTTATCTTTAAGATATAGAACTGCTTCTTCTAAACTATCTCCAATAGCTTCGTCTCCGTTTAAATATGTATTTCCTACCTTACGTAGTACATCGTGTGTTAAACAATCTTGTACAAACGCTTGGTGCTCGATGTTTTTATCTTGAGCATACATTAAAAATTGTGTAGGATCTGCATCTAATTCAGTCTCTAGAGTTATTTCTCTCTGAGCTTCATCCATAGATTTAGGACTATATCCATACACCATTAACAGCTGATTAACTTTTGATTGATCTGCTGTAAGTTTAATAAACTCTTTGTACGCTTCTTTACGCCTTTTGACATTAGAAAGTTTTTTCACCTTCTCTATCTCAGTATCGTAAATATAATATTTATACCTACGGTTAGTGCTAATAGCTTGCTCATTCTCTGCAACATAGGGATGAGCACACGCAAATTTGTAACGTACATAATCCATTAAATTAGTTGGATCACCTTCTTGGTCTAAACCAATTTCTAACTTTGTACCTGTATTTTCTACAAGAATAGTTAGGTTTTGGAAGTATTTTTTTACTTCCTTTTGAAAATTAACATCTTTGGAGTCTACTCCGATTATTCCTGGTAAAAACTTTTTTTGTTCACCAAAGCTTAATCCTGTATTTAAATCTCCGTTAGGTCCAAAAGTTGATCCTATCTTACGTTTTGCTTCTGCATAAACGTGATCAGGAAGATTAGTTGCATTACCTCTTCTTTTAATTACTACTGTTTTTATTGCCATAATTTTATAATTTACTAGTTAAAAAAAATAGTAAACTAGGGGATATAAAATACCCCCTAATCCACTAAGTTAAGTATTATGATTTAACACACTCTAAATGCAAACAGTTCGTAGCACGTCTTATTGCAATTCCGCACTCTTTCATAAAGTGTACAGATGCACCGTCTACGTCATTTGCTCTTAGGGAGTTTCCACCATTGAATCCTGGAGGGACACTTGCTCCGGCTACTGCCCATCTAACAAGTTCTCTTCCTTTTCTAGAAATCATTTGAACGTTTTTCTGACCGTCATATGATGACATGTCTAAGAAAATCATTCTGTATGATTCTAGAGGTAGTCCTGTCACTGGGTGTTTTGGACTGTTTAATGCTCTAGCACCGTGATCAAATAAAGGTAAATGTCTTACCGTAATTACGTGACCATCAATGTGCTTGTAAGAAGTAAAGAAACCTCCGAATTGTAAAGCGTTACTTCCACCTGACATAAATGCACCAGGATCTGTGTTCTTGATATAAGAACCTGAAGATAGCTCGTCTTTCATTGCGTTATCGAATTCTTCCATACCACCTAATCCAGTAAATAGAACAATGTTCATGTCTTGAGCATCAGAAGCTCCGTATAGAGCGTCTCTTACTACAGACTTGATTTTTGTAGCTGTTAAACTAGAGTAAGAATCAACATTAGGAATTTGCTCGATAACACCAGCTCCTAAAGGAATTGGTTTGTTGTTGTCATCTTTAAGAGCAATAGTTCCATCAGTAGATCTATTGTATTTAGAATACCATAATGCATATTCTGTTTCTTCTTTCCATCTTAACATGTGTTGATATTCTTCGAAGTCATACCATAGGTTAGTCTTCTTTCCGTCAACATTAAATTCGAAATTAACCACTCTGTCAGGCATATTTCCTTCATATCTGTAGGATTTTCTGATTAGAGAGATTTGATTTCTCATTTTAGATGGAGCAACCCAGTTACTTTCGTTACCAACTGATCCGGAAATAGCAGTAGGTGCAAATAATTGTACCCATTTTTTGTCTGCTACATCGCCAGATGCTACTGAATCAGTAGAATCAGCTGTAACTAATTGTAAAGTGTATACCCAACCGCCATCTGCTTCATATGGATCTTCCATAATTCTAGCTTGGATTCCTCCTTCACTTTCAATAATGTATTGCTTGATGAACCATTTTTCATCGAACTTAACTTTAAATCTAGTGGAGTTTACTCCGGAACCGCTAACTAGAGCTGAAGCTCTTACGGTTTTGTTTAATCTACCCATTACTGGATAGTCGTACTCAATGTCATTGATGTAATTCACAGCTCCTACTCCTTCTGTTAGAAAAGAAAGAGGAAACCTCTTGTCTTCTTTTCCAGCTAAGTGAGTAATTACCGGTGAAAGTACATCAGGCTGAGTCATAAGGGCGTTCGCTAACGAGTTTTCGTCAGTCATACCCTCAGCGTTGAAAATGTCTTCGTATAAACGAAGTTTTTTAGCGTTATCTGCTGCCATGATAAATATAAATTAAAAGATTAAAAAAAAATTAAATTAACTAAATAGCTTATCTAAAGAAGGTACACTAGCTCTCTTTTGAGATTTATTATACGATCCTTTATTACCCTTCATTCTTCTGGTTGCCGTTTGTGTATTCGATTTTAATTTATTTTTCAAATTCACAGCCTGCCTTGTGGTTGCTTTGGTATTTACGAGTTTAGATAAATCAAGCCCCTTATAAATAAGAAATTCCATAGCTAATATAGACTCTTGATCCATTTTCTCTCTATCTAATAACCTTTGGCTTTTTCCTTGTGCGTCCACTGGTTGTGCCATCCAATTATAGAATTTTTTCTTCTCGCTTTCTGGAATAGTAAAATCTCTAAGTTTGCCTTTGCTAATAATAGAGTTTATCTCATTCCAAGTTTGCTGAGTTTGTTGTGCAGCTACTTGAGCATCTTGTTGTTGTTGTTCTATCAACTGTTTTTTATTTCGCTCTTGCGTTACCGCTAGTTTATTTACAGCTCTAGATGCATTTTTATATAATAATTTAGCATCCTCGTAATCTTGAACAGTATCAGCAATTTCTTCTGGTGTATATCCTTGTTGACCTAAAAACGTTTCGACAATTTTTTTCTGCATGCCTACGTCTTTTTCGTCTACTTTTAAAGTATTAAAGTCTATCTCTTTTGCTGCGACTTTAAAATACTTTTCAGGATCTCCTCCAGATACTCTGTAATTCAAATATTCCTGAATATCAGGAAAAGATGAAAATACTGATTCAAATTGCTCTTCTGCCATTTTTGTAGCTGCTGCTTTGGTTAAACCTATGATTCCATCATAGTCATCTCCAAATTCTCCATCAATCTCATATCCTAATCTATCTTTTAAACTTTGGATAATTGTTGGCTCAGAATCTTCTTCAGACTCAGAGTTTTCAGCTACTGGTTCTTCAGTGGCATTAATAACAGGCTCTTCAACACTCTCCTCAGATTGTGTTTCTTCCTGTACTTCTTGTGTACTTCCTGTTTCTTCTGTTGCTTCAACAGTTTCTTCTACTTTTTCCACAACCGGTTCAGGTTTTGGATCTGTAGAGTCAGGGATTTTCTTATCATTTAACAAATCACTTACAGTGACTTTTGATAAATCTAGGTTCTCTTCTTTATTACTCATGTTTTACAAAATTAATTAAATTATACTAGTTTCTATTTAAAATATATATGGTTCATAGTTACCTTTATATATAGTCTTTTTATTGTTTTTTAGCTATTATTTTTTTCTGTGCAGCTATTTTTTTCTCTTCAATATCTTTTTTATTTCTTATTTCTTCTTTTTTAACCTGTAATTTCTCTCTTTCGAGTTGTACTTTAGCTAAATCTACTTGATCATTCACTCCATTATCGTTCATATCCTGATCGACAGCTTTAGATGCTACTTTTAATTGTTCTATTTCCATTTTACTATCTCTATCCTTTTGATTTTCAGAGGCTTCGAATTGTCTAGCTGCCTCTTGAGATTGAGCTTGAGATTGTAATTGTTGTGATTGCATCTGTTGAGCTTGTTGTTGTTGTGCTTGTTGTATTTCTTTCTCAAGCTTATCAACTTCTTGTAATTTTGTTTTAATTTGTGCAAAGTTATTTCCTTCTAGAATTTCTGCTATAGTACCAGGTTGACTTCCATTTTGAGCGAATGATAATGTTAATTGTTTTAAAGCTTGTAACTTATCTTGTTCAATTGAGTTATTTTTAACAAACACACCAAACTCTGCTTCTTGGAACATTCCTGGATCTACATCTAGTATAGCTTCTCTATAGTCACTAGTAATATATTGAGTTTTCTTTCCGTCTTTCCAAGCAACTTTTGATGTATCTAGTAAACCATTAAACTCTCGTTCAGTAAATTTATCAAATCTTCTAAATAACTCTTCGGTCATAACAGAAGATTGAAACACAGCTCTTTCTGTTGCTCCAATACCATCAGATGCTTGCACTTGTCCTTTTCTTTGTCTAGATATTCCTACAAGCTCTTCCCATTCTTGTTTTACAGATTGTAACAATTGGAATTGTGCAGCTATGTATTGACCTAAACTCATATCTAATACTTGAAACTGATTAAAAGAAACTCTCTCTCCTCTTTTACCTTCTGCAGTAGAATCTATAAATGCATAACCCATTGCATCAGCATAATACATAAACTTTTCTTCATCCCATCCATGTCTTTTAGGAATAGTGTTCATTTCCATTAACATTATCTTATCTTTATTTTTAGCAATAGATAACTCCAATCTGTAATGAAATATGTTATACAAGATCTGGTAGGGTACACCCATCGAAACTATGGATATTTGATCCGAGTGTCTATTTGAGTAGATTCTTCCATTGTAGGGGAGCTTACAAATTGAAAGATTAGACATTTCGTTTCTCTGTACTTGATGGGGTCTGATGTTGACAAATATATCACCATCTATTCTATACCCTTCCCAAACCTGATTAACCCAAAAATATTCTACATTTTCGTTAGATTCTGCATCTACTTTATATGTTTCGTCAACAACCATACTTTGTTCTTGACCCATATCATCATAATAAGTTAGTATTCCTACACGCGTGAAGGACTTCCATGTTACATGTAAAACTTCTGCAAATCTTTCTGTATCCTCAGTAGAAGAATATTTATTACTAAAAGGAGACACTATACCAGTAGTTGTTTTTTGAGATGGATTTTCTAAACGATCTATTTCAGAATCTTTTAATACATCATAGAAATTATCTAGAATAGCATTAATACTCATCATCTTACGTCTTACACACCAATCACCATCTTCTATAAACTGAACATCTGGTGATTTTTCATAATCTATATCCAAAGGAGATACAACTTCATATTCTACATCATCCATGCAAATATCTTTATATGTATATACTTCTCCGGATACTAACCAATCAAAAAATGCAGTTTGTAAATTATCTGGTAATTCTAACTTATCTATTAAGTAGTCTAAAGATTGTTGCCCCATTATTGCTCGAATGTCTTTGTAGTTTCCTACAATGTCTTCTTGCATTTGTTGTAGTTGAGGTAATTCTTTAGTATCCATACCTGTTTCTACACCCATTTCATTAAGGTCATTAACAAACTTTTGTTCTAGGTATTTTCGTAACTCATCTTTAAGCAATTCATCTTGCATGCTTTTCATATCAGAATTACGTACGACTACTTGATGTGAAAAAGGTCTTTTAGCTTTTTCTCCTAGTAATAAATCTATAACTGGTTTAATTATATTGTAACTACGGAGTTTAGCAGGAAAGCCTTTTGTTTTATGTTT